TGTGCTGCTGTTCCCGGAATCTGGCAATGCTGTTCTGCCGTTCTTCTGGGCTCCGAAGGATGGGGCCGAGAAACGGGCTCGGAAGGACAAGGTGGATTATTTGACCTGGGCACGTCAGGGATTAATTGAGTTGACACCGGGGAATGTGATTGACTATGACATTATTCGCAATAGGATAATAGCCCTTGGCGAGCGGTTCAATATCCGCGAGATTGCCATTGACCGGTGGAATTCGACGCAGTTGGCGACGCAATTGGCTGGCGATGGGTTCGAGATAGTGGCATTCGGTCAAGGGTTCCAGGCGATGACGGCTCCGACGAAAGAGCTGGAGCGACTGGTAGTGTCGGAGGAATTGCGCCACGGCGCTAATCCGATCCTGCGATGGATGGCGAGCAACGCTGCGGTGGAACGTGACGCCGCCGACAACTTGAAGCCGTCGAAGAAGAAGTCGTCTGAGAAGATCGATGGCATCGTGGCGCTCGTTATGGCCCTGGGACGTGCGATGTTGGCGGACACGTACGGCAGCGTCTACGATACCGATGGATTGTTTGTGCTATGAGTGAGACGGGAGATTGAGTGATGTTCACGAGATACCGCAACCCGGACGATGTGGGCTGGCTGGGATGGTTTGAGGATGGTGACGGACGCACGACGGCGTTCGTCGGTCTCGATCGCAGGGTGTTATTTGTGCATGAACTGGCATGAGTGAAATTGAATCGCCAATTCTGTTCGCGTTTTTGACGTTTGTATACGTGGTAGCTGGCTGCGCCATGTTGCAACTTGCGATTTCTGGATATCAATTGTCATGATGCTGCTGTCCGAAGTGCATGAAGATTATCGCCGTAGGCGTACTTTACTGGGGCCGTTTAGATGAGCGAGGCTTTATGAGTGGATAAGCAAAAGGCAATTCCGGATGATATGCGGGCGTGGCTGCTCGATACACGTAGTACGCTACGCAACCCCGACCCGTGGCTAGTCGATGCGTTTACCGGTGGCCGGACTTCTGTCAGTGGTGAACGGGTCAATCCCAGTACCGTCTTAGGAATTTCCGCTTATTACGCTGCCATTCGTGCCATATCCGAGGATGTCGCCAAGCTTCCTCTTCCTGTATTTGAGCGTGTGACCGAACGCAATAAAGAACGGCGTCGCAAACACCCTACACACAAGCTGCTAAACATGTGGCCGAACCCTGATATGGGTTCGATGCATTGGCGTGAGACGATGATGGGTCACGCCTTAGGCTGGGGCAACGGCTATTCTGAGATTGTTGGTACTGTCGGCACTAGAAACGTTGAATTGTGGCCTTTATCACCTGCTTCGGTGAAACCAGAGCGTATACAGACAGGAATAGTTGATGGTGTACCACAATTCACGCTTGTTTACAAGGTGAAACGTAGTCCCGACCAGGCTGAAGTAACGTTGGACCAGAGTAAGGTTTTCCATCTTCGCGGTCTTGGCTTTGATGGTATTTTGGGTTACTCGGTTGCAACGTTGGGCAAGCAGTCGATGGGCCTTGCTCTTGCTGAAGAGAAGAGTGGCGCTGCCTATTTCGGCAATTCTGCACGCCCCGGCGGCGTATTGGAGACTCCGAAGGTTCTAAGCAAGAAGGGACGTGAGAATCTTAAGGCAGGATGGGACGAAGCACATGCAGGAGCCGCCAAACACCATTCTGTTGCGCTTTTAGAGGAAGGCGTTACTTGGAAAACCATAAGTATTCCGAATAAGGATGCGCAGTGGTTGGAAGGTCGGATGTTCTCTGTCGAAGAAATGGCCCGATGGTTCCGCATCTCTCCGCACAAGCTTCAACACCTACAGCGCACTACGTTCAACAACATCGAGATGTTGTCGATCGAGTACGTGACGGACACACTTGTGAGCTGGTTTGTCCGCTGGGAACAGGAAATCTCACGGAAGCTGATACCAGAGCAGCAGCAAACGACGTTTTTTGCCGAGCACATAGCCGAAGGGCTGTTGCGTGGCGATATGGCTACGCAAGCGGTGTCCTTTGCGACGGCAAGAAACAACGGCTATATGTCGGTCAACGAGATTCGCGCGTTTTTGAACATGAATGATATCGGGCCGGAAGGTGACATCTACTTGGCTCCGTTGAATATGGTGCCAGCCGATAAGTTTGAGGACATATCCGACCCGAACGTTCCTGCGTTACCGGCACCGAGCAGTGATGGTGACGATGACGACGAAACAACGGCCGATAGGTCGCGGAAGCTGCTACAGATTCAGGAAGCAGAACGGCAGCGGTTACGTGGAATACAAGTACGACGCCAGAGTTACGAACCGGCTCCCGTTGCATCCCTACCGCAAAAACTAGCCGAGACGAATCTACCGTTGCTCACCGCTGCCTACGAACGTGCGTTGCGTATCGAGGTTGACAAGGTTGAGCGTGCCGAGAAAAACGGCGGTGCTGCGAAGTTGGCCGACACATTCTACGCCGGAGAGCTTAAGAACTTGCAAGATTCGCTGGATGAGGCTGTTTCGGCCTATTGTGGTAGCGTATGGGCCGCAATGAAGGGAACACCGCTCACGGGTGAGGTTCACAGTATGATACGTTTGCGTATCGGCGATATGGTCAACCGCCACATTGACAAATCAACTACCGGCATAGCGGCCGCTTTGGAGCTTGGCGATTGCGAGCCTATGCTAGTGGAGTGGCGTGGCGATCGTGCTACTACTGTTGCACGCGCCGAGATAGCTGATTTGGCCTACTTCATGGCCGGAATGTGTGGCCAGCGGGAAGGTGCGGCGTGATAGAAAGCGAAACGAAGGTATTATGGACGAATAAGCCGGACATGTGTCACCCTGCCTTAGAGGGTAAGTCCGGGAATTACACCAGCCAGTTCGGCGAGGACGGTTTGATAGCTGCGGCGCTTGAGTTGGTAGGCGTGGAACACAAATGGTGCTTTGAGGTAGGTGCCGCGGACGGGTTGTTCTTCTCGAATACCAAGGTGTTACGTGATGCGGGGTGGTGGGCTGTGTTGGTGGAGAAGGATTCGTTCCACTTCGATAAGTTGAAGCGATGGGAATCGGGGAAAGTACACACAAGACACGAAACCGTAGGGCCAGCAGTTCCGATTGATGGAATCCTCTGGCAACATGATGTGCCTGAAGACTTAGAACTTGTTGTCATCGATATCGATGGCCAAGACTACTATGTATGGGGAGCGATGACCTTGTACCGTCCGCGTTTGGTGCTCATCGAGTTTGCACCGAATTGCTCACAGGACTTCCTTCCCCTCCCAGGTGCCGAGGGTCAGGCGGGTTTGCAACCGATCCTGGCTCTCGGCCGGGAGAAGGGGTACGTGACGTTGGCGAAAACGTACTGTAACGTGCTGTTTGCAGCAGAGGAGTATCTGGAATGAGGAGGACGATTAGAAACCTGTTACGCGGTGCGGCGACCATTCTGGAGATCGCTCCCGGCACGCGTACTGGGTCAATCGGCGTATGGAACGTTGATCGCGACGACGCGGAGGCATTGCGTGGGGATTGGGAGAGAGTTGGCAAGGATCTAGAAAAGGCAATCGGAGAGGCGCTATGCCAACAGCCCTGATGGCCGGTATCCACAAGCACCAATGGCAGAAGCATCGCATTCGCTACCCCGAACTCGATAGCCTCGGCCAACGATTGCCGGATGTGGAGTCGAACGAAACCACTTTGGTATGGTGCAAGCAATGTGGCACGTACAAGAGCCGACCGAGTAGAGCATTTGTACGATACTGCGAAGAAGTTTTTGGTGTCGATGCTGATGATCCACGTGTGTTGATGGAGGCACTATGGGGCGAATAGTTCTAATAACCGGTATCATGGAGGCCCGCTATGCACATCAGCGTACAGGTGAGCCCGCGAGCAGTGCGGAAGTTCGCCAAGGCTATGCGAGCAGTGTACAAGTCTCTGCGGAGGATATCCAAGAATGCCAACCGCTTTGATAACTGGCATCACAGGCCAAGACGGCAGCTACCTTGCGGAGTTGCTGCTTGCCAAAGGATACGAAGTCCACGGCATCATGCGCCGTTGCTCATCGTTTACGACCGGCCGAATCGACCACATATACGACCAGTTGACGCTGTACTACGGCGATATGCTGGACGGCGTATCGCTTAGGCGGTGCCTAACGAAGTCTCGGCCCGATGAGGTCTACAATCTGGCGTGCCAGTCGCATGTCAAGACGTCGTTCGACCAGCCGGTGTACTCGGCCGAGTCAATCGCCATCGGGACAATCAACCTGCTAGAGGCCATCCGCGACTACCGAGACCAGACTGGGATAGATGTTCGTTTCTATCAGGCGTCTAGCTCGGAGATGTTCGGCAGTTCGCCTCCGCCTCAGAACGAAGATACACCATTCAGGCCACGGAGTCCGTATGCATGTGCGAAGGTGCATGCGCACTGGGCTGTGGTCAACTATCGAGAAGCTTACGGGCTGAAGGCGTGGAACGGGATTCTGTTCAACCACGAATCGCCGCGACGTGGTCCGACGTTTGTGACGCAGAAGATTGCGCAAGCTGTTGTGCGAATTGTTGCCGGCAAGCAAACTGAACTACGTCTCGGGAACTTGGACGCCAAGCGTGACTGGGGTTACGCTCCGGACTACGTGCAGGGCATGTGGGCCATGTTGCAGACGGATACGCCCGATGATTACGTGCTCGCCACGGGCGATAGTGTTTCTGTTCAGCAGTTTGCGGATAAGGCGTTCGCCTACGTCGATTTGAAGTCAGCTGACTACATCGTGACGGACTGTCGGTACATGCGGCCTACCGAGGTGCATGCTCTACAGGGGGATGCCAACAAGGCGTACAAGGCGTTCGGATGGGCTCCTGTGGTAAGATGGGCCGAATTGTGCGAAGCTATGATTGATGCGGCCGCTCCAGGCCAGATTGGATTGAATGATGGACAGAGAACAAGCAACACAACAGACGGTGTGCCGTCGTTCAATCGGCGCCCCAGTTGAACTACGTGAGGACGGTGACGGCCAATCAACTATCAGCGGACACGCAGCAGTGTTCTATGATGGGACAGCGGGGACTGAGTTCAAGCTGTGGGAGAATACCGTCGAACGAATCATGTCGGGCACGTTTGACCGGGCTTTGAAGGAAAAGGACGATGTTCGCGGGCTGTTCAACCACGATCCTAGCCTGGTTCTCGGTCGAACCTCTGCGAACACGATGGATTTGACTATCGACAAGCGCGGGCTCCGGTATGACATCCGGCCGGGCGATACTACCATCGGCAACGACGTGGTGTCTCACATTGCACGCGGCGACGTGACGGGTTCCAGTTTCGCTTTCCGAATTACAGACGAGACTTGGCGGATGGAAGATGAGCTAGACATCCGCGAAATCAGGGGTGTCGAGCTATTCGACGTAGGCCCGGTGACGTTTCCGGCCTATACGGGGGCCGATACGGGGGTCCGGGCGGAAGCTAGGTCTAGCTGGGAGAAATGGAAGGGTGCTACCGGACAGCCGGCCGAAATGAAGGATGCGGGCGACGAGGCCTTTGATAAATGGCATCGTGAGACAAAAGAGAGAATCGCAGCGGACTTGGAGAGAACGGCCGGTAAGTAGTGCGGAAGGTGGTCGGAAGGTGGTCGGAAGGTGTCGAGACCTCCAAGTAAACCCCCCAGTTGTGCAAGTATCGGGGGTAGTTCGCATAGTAGCCTCCCTTTTGAGGCGTTTCTCGCTACTTGACCCGTCCGATAAAAGGTTGTATGCTTATGGCAACTGAATAAGGCGTCCTGTCCGGCTGAACCCTTGGAACGGCACTAAGACGGGGCGGAACGGCCACTACCGTCTCCCTGGGGGGCGTGAGTCGCTAAGCGTAACAGGTACATACTGTACGCCGAGCGATTTGCGCCCCTTTTTGTATGCGCACGCTAGGCGTTGTTAGGAGATAGCGTGCAATGAAAACGCTAAAGCAGTATCAAGATGAGCAGTCGCACGCCTTGCGATCTGCTCAGGACATCATGGACAAGGCGGAAAAAGAGGACCGTCGACCTAACGCTGAGGAGGTCACGGAAATCAATGACCAGGTTGCGATTGCCGACGAAGCTGCTCGGCAGATCGTGGAGACTGAAAAGTTCCTTGCGGCCAAGACCAAAACGGAAGAGCGGTTACAAGCGCTTGAGACCCCGTTGGCTCGCAAGACCGTTCCCGCACAACCGACGACCGGTCTCGAACCGACGTCCAAGGATAAGCGGAAAGTGTATCGGTACGGAAAGCTCCGTGCTGACTGGGGTGATACGCGGCAGGAGGCCGAAGAAAACGCCTATCGATCCGGCATGTGGATTCAAGCGAACTTCTTCGGTAATATGCGGGCGGCCCGGTGGTGTGAAAACAACGGAGTAGGCGAGAGCCGAGCGCTCGGCGAGACCGTCAACACGGCGGGTGGAAACCTCGTTCCCGATGAGTTCGCGGCAGCCGTTATTAAGCTGCGTGAGGACTACGGCATCTTCCGTCGCTTTACTCGTGTTTTGCCGATGGGCTCGGATCACATCTTCATCC